ACGTAGTCCTTTACTCTTAATCCGAGTTAATGTAAATCAAGAGGGGGCTTGGGCTATGTCCTCGCCCTCTTTTTTAATTCTAATAAAACAAAGAAACAATGGCTTGTGATTTAACAAAAGGCAGGGCGGTACCCTGTAAAGACGTAGTAGGTGGCATTTATGCCGTGTACTTTGTAGACTTCGGTGACTTGGGTACGGTAACCCTCACCAACGATGAGATTACCAACATCAGTGGTACTTTCTCTGCTTATCAATATCTTGTAAAAGGCAACTCATCTTTTGAGCAGACCTTTAACTCAAGCCGTGAGAATGGTACTACCTTCTTCACGCAAACTTTGAATTTGACGTTGACCAAACTGACAAAGGAGGACAACAAAGAATTGAAGTTGCTTGCTTATGGTCGGCCTTACGTTGTGGTGCAAGACTACAACGGCAACGCCTTTATGATGGGTCTGAACTACGGAGCCGAAGTAACAGGAGGAACGATTGTAACGGGTGCCGCAATGGGTGACCTATCGGGCTATACCTTGACAATGGAGGGACAGGAGCAACTTCCTGCCAACTTCATCGCAGGTGCTACCGTTGCCAATCCATTCGCAGGACTTGCAGGTGCAGTTGAAACGATTGTAGTGGGTTCTAACTCGTAACCTACCGCAAGGCAGAATAGTTGAAGGGGCGTAAGCCCCTTTTCTATTTTCAAACAAATCCAAAGTAAAAGGTTATTTATTTAAGATGCATATCCTTCAAGTATCAGCCTCGCCACAAGCAATAGTAATCATACCACGCACATTCCCTGCGAGCGTTACGATTGCGCTGATTGATGAATCAACAAACACCACCGCAACACCTGCGGTTACGGCTGCCTCTGCTAATGGTTTTATGACCCTTACAGGCACGTTTAGCCTTGTCAACAATAGATTCTATGGCTTGAAGGTATTCGCATCGGGAAATCTAATATATCGGGATAGGGTATTCGTAACTTCGCAAACAGACTACGAGAAATTTACGGTGAACCAAAACGTCTACACCGAAGAAACAAGCTATGACAATGAGTACATCATCATCTAAAGTCCACGTTGTGAACTTCAGTTCCTATACCACACCTGTCGTTAAAGAGGTGCAGGGTAAGGACTACGTTGAATACGGAGACAACAACGACTACTTCGGCTATCTGATTGACAGGTACAACGGCTCACCAACCAACAACGCTATCCTCAACTCTTTGATGGATATGACCTTCGGTAAGGGCTTGGATGCAACGGACTCTGCCAAGAAGCCGAGCGAGTACGCAGCGATGCGTGGCCTGTTCACGAAAGCATGCTTGCAGAAGGTGGTAGCGGATTACGTTATGATGGGGCAATGCTCTTTTCAGGTGGTGTACTCCCAAGACCACAATATGATAGTAGAGGTGCAGCACATCCCCGTAGAGACGTTGAGAGCCGCAAGGTGCAACGAAGACGGTGAGGTTGAGGCTTACTACTACGCAAAGGATTGGAATGCGGTGAGCAGCAGAAAAGAAACTGCGGAGCGTATCCCTGCATTTGGCACAAGCAAAGAGGGATTGGAGATTCTATACATCAAGCCCTACCGAGCAGGATTCTATTACTACTCACCCGTTGACTATCAAGGCGGCCTGCCATACGCAGAACTTGAGGAGGAGATTGCCAACTACCACATCAACAACATTCAGAACGGTCTTGCTCCTTCCATGTTGATTAACTTCAACAACGGAGTCCCAAGTGAGGAGGAGCGCAGGAGCATTGAGCAACAGATAGCCACGAAGTTTAGCGGTAGTTCAAACTCGGGCAAGTTCATCCTTGCTTTTAACGACAACAAAGACCTCGCTGCAACGGTTGACCCTGTGCAGTTATCGGATGCTGCGGAGCAGTACCAATTCTTGAGTTCAGAGGCAACGCAGAAGATAATGGTTTCGCATCGTATTGTCAGCCCTATGCTATTGGGCATCAAGGACAATTCGGGATTAGGCAATAACGCTGATGAGCTGAAGACCGCTTCTACGCTTTTGGATAACCTTGTCATTCGCCCCAAGCAGGAGATTATTATTGACGGCATAGACCAAATCTTGGCCTACAACGACATCAGCCTAAACCTATACTTTAAGACACTCCAACCTTTGGAGTTCACCGAAACAGAGATAGAAGATGCAGAGGTTGTAGAAGAAGCAACAGGCGTTAAAACAGAAGATATTGAAACTGTACAAGTGAGCGAAGCCAACGAGGATTTAATCAAGAAGGATGCATCCTACAACGGAGCGCAGATTGCAAGCTCTTTGCAGATTATGCAGAGCGTAAAGGATGGCGTTCTAACGGTAGACCAAGCCATCACGTTCTTGGTGCAGATGCTTCAGTTTGACCCCGATGTGGCAAAGGCTCTCTTTGCAGGCAACTCCTCTGCTATCATCTCACAGATGAAGGCACAGAAGAAGGTCAAATTTGCAAAGAAAGATGACCGCCCCTTCCTGCGTGATGAGCTTGCGGCAGAGTTGCTACTGAACATTGAGAGTCTTGGCGAAAGCGAGGAGGAGCTGATGAAGGACTTTGACCTAATCACGGCCGAGCTTGTTGAAGATGAAGCAGCAGAATACGATGTAGAGGCATATCTCAATTCACGCACCGACCTTGCAGCGCAAGAGGCAAGCGAGCAAGACACCGAGCGATACAAGGTTCGTTACTTCTACGCCAAAGGCACACGCAAACAATCCGAAGGCGAAAGCCGTTTGCTATGCCGCACGTTACTATCTGCCAAAAGAGTCTACCGCATGGAGGATGTGGAAGCATTAAGTTCAAAAGGAGGAGCAGAAGCACAAGGTGAGCCATATAGCGTATGGTTATTCAAAGGAGGAGCCAACTGCTACCATCGTTGGGAGCGTAGAATCTACCGCAAGAAGCTAACTAAAGAGGGCAACATCTACGGAGGTGGCTCTTTGAACGGCACGGATATTATCAACGTAAACCAAGCCATTCGTATGGGATTCCGACCTATGCAGAATGACCCCCTCGTTGCAATCGCCCCTATTGAAACACCAACAAAAGGATATAAAAATTAAGATATGGCAACGGCATTATGGATTAAACGAGAGGACTTGGTTCGCAACACCGCAATAGGCGGTAACGTGGACACGGACAAGTTTATTCAGTTTATTAAGATAGCACAGGAGATACACCTGCAAAACTATACAGGCACGAAGTTGTATGATAAAATCAGCAACGACATCATCGCCAATACTCTTACCAATCCTTACTTGGCGTTGGTGAATGACTACTTGCAGCCGATGTTGATTCACTACGCGATGGTGGAGTACTTGCCTTTTGCTGCTTATACCATCGGCAATGGTGGGGTGTTCAAGCACAATTCCGAGAATAGCACAACGGCAGAGAAGATTGAGGTTGACTATTTGGTGGGCAAGGCACGGGACTTGGCGCAGTATTATACCGACAGGTTCATCACATATATGAGCTACAACCAAGCCTCATTCCCCGAATACAACGCCAACAACAACGCTGACGTTTACCCTGATACTGACTCTAACTTCAGCTCTTGGGTGTTATGAGTGGTAAGAAACAGACCTACACTCCGAAGCGTAGCAACATTGTGAAGTTAAAGAGTTATTTAGACAATGGGAGTTCAAGGCGATTGGGGACAAGGAGCAGCAAACAATGACATCTCTTGGGGTATGGTTCAGCCATTGTCTTATGGTCATCCTACTACAAACCTATACGGCAACAACGAGCAAGGTGCTTGGCAGTTGATAGAAGAAATTTGGAATACTTGGTCAACAACTTGGAATAATTAGAAATGGGAACAACATTAACGGGGACAACCCCACAGGACACATACGATAGCCTTATTAAGGTTACGGACAACGGGCCATTAAGCGGTACGGCTAAATACCTATCTGATGGATTGGGCAATGATTCGGCTCTTGCTTTGTCAACTGCTGCGGTAGGTATTGGTTTGAATACGCCAAGCATAAAGTTAGAGGTACAATCAACGGATGTTACAGTATCAAGATTTGTATCTACAAATGCTGCTAATACGGGTGAAATTGCTATCACATCAGCGGGTGGCGTAGGCAATAATACTCGTGGGCGAATTGTTGGCGGTTTTGATGCGGGAGGTTCGGCTTTCGGTGGTTTCCTTGCCTTCAACACCACGACTACGCAAAACGTGAACAATGAGCGTATGCGTATCACAGAAGCAGGCAACGTAGGCATCGGCACGAGTGCGCCTGCAAGCATCCTTGCCGTTTCTGCCGCAAGCCCAACAATCACACTAACCGCAACCACGACTACTGCAACAACGATAGGCAATAAAAATAACCGCTTATTACTGCTCGCTGACTCAACAACGGCAGGCAATGGTGGCGAGGTGGTGTTTGGAACAGGGGACACAAACATAGGTAGATGGGGAGCCATCTCAGGAAACATTACTGCAAATAATGGTACAGGCTCAGCGGGGTCAATCATATTTGCTACAAAAGCCGCAGCGGTTGACACATCCCTCACCGAACGTATGAGAGTCCTCCCTGATGGCGGCCTAACCTTTAACGGAGATACGGCACAAGCCAACGCCCTTGATGACTACGAAGAAGGCACTTGGACTATGGGTGTATCGTTTGGTGGTGCGTCTACGGGTGTTACGTTTGCAAATAACACGGGCACTTATACCAAAATTGGTCGGCAGGTAACCGTAACGGGTTATGCAAATTTAACGAGCAAAGGTTCATCAACAGGTGCTGCTGCTATCACGGGACTTCCCTTTACTATTGCAAATACATTAACCGCTTATCCAAGTTTGAGTGTTCATTTAGACAAGGTAACATTTGCCAATCAATATAGCGGATATGGTGTTGGCGGAACGACAACTGCTGAACTTCGTGAAGTGACTGAAGCAGGCGTAGGAACTGCACTCACTAATGCTGACTTTGCAAATGATAGCTCTTGGGTTATATCACTCACCTACTTCGTATAATAAATAAAACTAAACAAAATGATTGAAGAAGTAATCTACATCAGCGAATTCAACGTCAAATTAGACGGAACTATTGAAGTCCGCAAAACCACAGACGTTGTAAAAGACGGAGCCGTAATCGCTTCATCTTATTGGCGCGTGGTGCTTGCAGTTAACGACCCTGCTGCCGATGAGGTATTGGGAGTTGATGGCTACTACCGCACCCTTGCCAACGATGCTTGGGCAATGATTCCTGCACCTGTTGCAGAAGTTGTAGCAGAAGGCGAAGAAGCGTAAATTAGCAGGGAATTACCCTACTGATGGAACACCTACAACAACGGCTTGATGCATTAAAGCAGCAAGAGGCGAATCTACTAATGCAATTAGA